CTTCCACACTGCCAATAGTCAGAACACTCTGTCCGACCCAATATACTTTTTGCTCGGTCGCCATAATTAATACCTCCCTGTTACCGGAAAAGCCCCCGGACCTTCCGGCCAGGGGGCGATTTCTCACGGTGAGCCGCTATTACGGCTCGGTGTCCAGCACGACAAACGCATCGGTCTGGGTGGTGGCGAAGATCGGCGCCGACTGACAACGGATGGTCAGGCGGGTCCAATCGTTCGAGACGTAGGCGTCGCAGAAGAACGCCTCGGGGGCGATCACACCGCCGGCGGCTTTGATCTTCGGGGGCATCATTGGTGCAGCCGGATCGAAGCCGAAGAACTCACGGTAGAGTTGCGCACGGGCCGGGACCATCGGCAGACCTTCCGGCGGGCCGAAGTAGCGATCAGCACGGGCTCCGACCGTGGTCAGGAGCACCTTGTCATCGGCGATGTACTTGGTCGCCGTGCCGTTGTCAGCGGTGTAGACATCCGGGTAGGTGAAGAGATTGAGGTTGTAGCCCTTGGGGGTACGCACCGTTCCCTGGAAGACCATGCCACCGTCGACAAACCGCTGAAACTTGGCAGGCATGTTCGCCCCGTCGCCGAGGGAGATGTAGGTGAAGCGACGGTTATCGGCCAGCTTCTGCACGGTCGCGTCACGAATGAACGAGTTCATCGCTCCGTCGCCAAGAACGGCCATGTCCGGGGTCATGTGCCCTTTGGCGCGCATCCGGCTACAACCGAGGTCGAAGTCGGCGAGAATGTCGGCCGTACCACCAGCCCAACTGGTCCCACACTGGATGAACATATCCGCGTGGCGGCGGAAGTCGTAGATCAGGTCGGTGTTGGCCGTGCCGAGGATGGCCGACTGTTTGCCGGTCATCAACGACTCAGCGGCGAGACGCTCAAACAGGCGGATCTCGCGGCGTACAGATTCGTGGTGGATACGGACAGCGTGATGGCGCAGGCGATCCATCTGGGTGACGCCGGAATTGACTGCCGACTCCCCAGCGATGCGGGTGGTCAGGTTCTCACCTGTGACATCCCCCTCTTCCACCGACAAAGGGTATTTGCGGGAGAAGCTGGAGAACTGTTCCATGCGGAGGTTTTTCTGACCGCCGCCGAGCACACGGCTGACCATACCGCGGGGAACGAGAGCGGCGGTGCGCTCGTTGCCACGGATGATGTCGATGTCGACCTGGTTGGCGTCCGGGGAGAAGATCGTTTGCGATCCGTTCGCCGGGTTGCCGAAGAAGGCTTGCAGGGCGGTCGGGACGCCGATGATTTTCTGTTCATCGAACATCCCCGCCATGAAGCGGGAGAAGAGGTCCTGGGGGACCGGAGTGCTGCGATTACTCATTGCTTTTTCCTTTCCGAGTCCCTGTTAGTTTTCAAGAACGTTAATGTCGAGAGTTTCCTCGGCGTAGAAACCGAGAGCATAGAGAGCTTCCCGCACCGTCTGACCGTTCGCCAGCACTGTGTCGAGAGTCGCCCCGCCCTCGATGACCAGCAAGGACGAATCGAACGCCGCGCCAACACCGGCCACAATGATCGGCTGATTGACGACATCGCCAGCCACGAGGGCCGCTGCCGTCACATCGTCGCCGATGAAGATACCGCGGGGAATCTGGGAGCCGTTGATACCGTCGGCACTGAAGGGCACCCACTTGGTTCCGGCAGTGATGGCGATGGTGAAAATATCACCGCTAGCAAAATCCGTACCCGCGTCGGTAATGGTGAATTTCAGACCGACTTCGGGGATATAGAACTCGGTAGCAAGTCCAGCGCCGGCGGCCAGCACCAAGTCATTACGGACAATATTACCGCCCGGATCGGTGAGTTTGAAAGTACCGCCGTGCGCAGTGGCGACGATACACTCCAGTACCCATGTACCAACCCTCGGGAGAGTGCCGGCGATCAGGCCGACCACCGTTACAGTGCCATCCCCGGTATTACCCGCGTCAGCGGTGCCGGTGGTCGGAACGATGCAGGCGATGCGCGCCATGAGGGTGTAGACGGCGAGAGCGATAACGCGCCCCGCGTCCTGGAGGAGAGTTTCAGCATCACGAGAGAGCGTGCTGCCGGCGAGGAAGAACGGGAAGTTCTTCTGGTCGGTACGTCCTTGTACAGCCATGACTTAGCCCTCCTTCCGGGCGGCAGCGATCGTCGCGTCGAGATCGGCTTCGCTGGAGACGACCGCCCCAGGAGCGGCGACGGGCGCCGGGGTCTGCGGCAGGGTGTTGCCGGCGGCGGCAGCTTCGGCAGCGGCCTTAGCGGCAGCAGCGTCCTCACGGACGGCATCGACGGCGGCAACGGCGGAAATCAGCGTACCAGACGCTTCATCGCCCTTGAGCACCTTCAGTGCGGTGGCGGCGATAATCGCCGGGTAGCTGGCGTTCGCCAGGAACGGGGCCACGGTGTTGATCGTGGCGTGGACTTCTGCCACCCCCTCTTTACGGGCTGCCGCAAGGGCTGCATCGTATTGGGCTTGCGCCGCGGGGTTGGCGGCCAACAGTTCTTGCAAGTTCATCTGTTGTACCTCCTTCTGGGGTATTCCCGCAGACGCGGGGGGTTGAGTGGTGCTTACAGGGGGTGTAGCCAAACTCATAATGCCCGACGCCGCGATCATATCGGCCCGAGCTTGAACGGTATCTTTACTGAGTTGTGCCATTGTGTCGGTGAAGATTGCTTGCGCGCCGGCCAGTGCCGTCGATTTATCCTTGTCTTTATCGGTCGCGATGATCTCGTGGACAAACCCGGAGTCAAGGATTTCATCCCCAAAGAAGAATGTCTCCTTGTCCATCCAATCAGTCACTTCCTGCTGTGTCTTGCCGGTGGTGCGGGTGTACTGCTTGCCGAGGAGCCCGGAGAGTCCTTTGACGAACGCCCCATAGGAGAGAATGTCGTTGTGATCCCCCCAGACACCACCCCGAGCGTTATGCACCATGTAGACCGCGTTGTCTTCAGCAGCCACATGGTCGCAGGCCAACGGGATGTAACTCGCCATGCTCATAGCGAAACCCGACAGAACCGCCGTGGTATGCCCTGAGTAGTTGCGAATCAGATTGAAGATCTCCAGGCCGACCGAGACGAGTCCACCGGGGCTCCCGATGACGAATTTTACGTCAGCGCCCGCCGCATCGCGCAGAAATTCCCGCACATCCTGTGCCGTCACATCCCAACCGATGACGCCTGAAATTGAAAGAGTTTTCATATTGGTCGCACCTTATGATTTAACACCTTGGTTGTCAATGATTTATTTCGATTGAGCAATCCGGTATTCAAGAACAGCGATTCGCTCCCGAACACTGCTGAGATCGCGCTGGAGATCTGTGCTAATCTTCGCCAAGTCATCCTGAAGCTGTTTGTTCCCTGCTGCCATAGAATTGCTCAGGTCGGTTTTCATGTTGAGTGTTAATCCCACCATGAAAAGCAACAGCACAACCGCTGTGCCGACCAGCCCCAGCATCGTTTTCAGCAGGGTCTTCTGACCACTATGCTCCTCGCAATAGTCCATGTCTTCTTCCCTTCGTGCGTCTTGTCGGCGATCGGCTGCCCCGTGTTCGCAGTGGTGAGTCATTATCCGTTCTCCAGCAGATCTTGAATCGCTTCCAGGATTGCCTGCGACTTGTCCTTACCACCGGCCGCGCCACCATCTTGTGTACCGCCGGTCTTCATCCACGGGGCGACTGGAACATCCTTGAAGAATCGCTTGTTCTTCTCGATGTTGTCCGCCGCACTTGACCCGTCCGTCGTCCGGGAGACCCGATCGAGGTTGGTGGCCGACATCTCCAGGCTGATCCGGTTGGCGTTAGCGGTCTTGAGCGGATCGATGTCCGGGGGGTTGCTGCCGATCCAGGCCTTGCAGAGCCAAGCGGCACGCAGGCGGGGGTCGGACCAGCCGGGAGCGATGATACGGCCAGCGGCGATCTCACCGGACATCCACATCTCGACCACCGGGGACAGCAGGTCAGAATCCATCTCGGCGGCCCAACCGTTTGCTACCCGCCAGAAGAGCAGCAAAGTAGCTCGGGAGGCGCTGTAGTTCTGGCCGAACTTCATCAGCACGACTTCGAGGGGAACACCCGTTGAAGCTGAGAGATAGCCGGCAAAAGCGTCGACAAAGGTATCGTAGGAGTCGGCGGGTGCGGTGTTGCCGGCGAACTCGATGGTACTACCTTTGGTCAGGTTGGCGAGGAATAGGCTACCGGGGACAGCGAGAGTCGCTTCCGGAACCGAAGTGAAGGTCTCCAGACCGGTTGACGGGGGAATGACCGGAATCCCCTCAACGACCGAGGGCGCACTGCCGAAGAGCTGCGCAGCGGGGCCAGCGGCACCGTCCGACATGATCCCTTCAAACGGATTGACTGCATCCTCATCGTCGGAAGGCTGTACGAAGCCCCAGACGCAGGATTGGTTGATCGCCTTCTTGATCGTGGCCGCCGAGAAATCCGTGATGTTCTCGAACTCCTGGATAGCGTGCGCCAACCGAGTAAAGCCGCGCCCCTGGCCGGAATACTCGGGGCGGTAGCCGTGCAGCATGTGCAGGCGCCCGGACGGACCACGTGCATCAATCGTCGTCGACACGAACGTCCCGTCTTTTTTCTTCTGCCACACATCGTAGCTGGTTTCCCGGCCACGATCATCCCGGTTGATTCCGTCCGCGCCGCACTGGAAACCGGCGCTGGAGGTCAGGGCGTCCCCGCGGATCTGATCGGGGTCGAGGGACTCAAACTGCAGGGGATTTTGCAGGGACAGATCAGGATCATAGTACA